CTAACAGTTCGCCAACTATAGTTAAAACCTAGATTGGTGGGGTTGAAACTTCCATTGTGTGTTACAAGCTATCTATGAGTAGGAGGTAAGCTAAATACAGCCCTGTTGCTGACCGCCTGAAAGTAGATAGCTTGTAACACATAATATGGTGTACATTAATGCTAGTCAGAAATCGGGAAACCGAGCCATAATGCACTTGATTAAGGTATACATTTTTCAAGTGTGTGTGTTACAAGCTATCTATAGGTAGTTGTTTAAACAGAGGAGGAAGATGAATAGACAACAACGCAGGGCAAGTAAATCTAAAAAGGGTGGCAAAAGGTACATGGTTAGTAAATCATTACAATCACCTAAACGCAATATGGGTTTATTGCAAAGTCGTACAAGTAAAAAAATTCCTATGGAACTTATGATTAGGAAAAACAATGACTAACTGTAAATGAATTATGGGTGGTATTGGATTTTCTTAGTGGTAATCCTAACAGGGCTTTCATGGTCATTAATTAATAGGAGGTGGAAAGATGACAATGCTAAAGGTTTTAAGAGTAGCAGTAAAAAAATGGGAGGCAGAATTAATTGGTTTTAGAAAGATTGTTGCTAGTCAAGCACACCAAATGGACAGTGAAACAAAAGAACTTGATGTTGAATTAAGTGCAGTAAAAAGTTTTATAAAGCTAATTGATAAGTTTATAAAACAAGAACAAGATAGACAAGCTGTTTAAACAAACAGTATAATCGTAGTAAATACTTGTTGTATAATTCAATACCTGTTACCATAGTAGTATGAAATACTTAGTTAAGAGTGTATCAATCTTTGACAGCAGTGTTTACTCATGGAGGTTTGCAACCAAAGAGGAAGCAGGGAGGAAAGTTAGAGAGTTAAAAGATACAGGTTCTAACTACTTTATTGTTTCTTTATACGAATTAGAACCAATAAACAGTTAAACACAACAATAGGTAAAGGGAGGAAAAATATGCCTAATATATTTGATGAGCCAAAGCTACTTAAAGCATGGGCTATCAAGTTAGCCAACGCTTGTGGTGGACAAGTAGTAGAAAAAACAATTCACCTTAAAAAATCAAATCCGCAACGACTTAGAGAGTTGTTAGATGAGTTTGTTAAGGACCATAACGAAAACACAATAAAAGTTGCTAAAGAATTAGAGGAGGAATAATGGCAATAGGAAAAGCAGGAAAGAACGCTAGAGGGTTTCATAATTTAGAAGTAGGAAGTCTTATATCGTTTCTGTATAAATACAACGCTAATGAAGATAAGATTATAGATGAAAATCCTATCAGTATAGAAATTAATGACATTGCAAAGGCACAGTTTCAACAACTAGAAGTTTTTAAAAATACAACTACAAAACTTATTACATACAAAAAAGTACTGCCTAGCTTACAAGTTTCGGCATACGAAACATCATTGCCTGTAGAAGTGCATCAAGAAAGAATTAACATTGCCAAAGATTAAATTAACTTTGGGCATAGAGATTGATACTAAGAACTTGGTAAGACAAGGCGAGGGAGCAGTAAGTTTTTTAATTGGATATATAAACAATATGAAAGGACATAAAGTTTTATCATCACAATACGAGGAGGTGAAAGAATAATGTCGCACAAAGAAATTAGAGTGTTAAAGCAATCACAAGAATTGTACAACAAAAGCAAAGCAAACTTAGATGTTTGTATTAGAAATCGTAGCAAGGCTATTGCTGTCTGTTTAAACAGTGGGTTTAGCGTACAGGAAATTGCGAATGTTTTACAACTAAGTAGACAAAGGGTATACAAAATTATAGAAAAGGATAAAGTAAATGGATAAAGAAACACACAAGAAATTAATAAAAGACTTTGACAAAAAAGATGTAAGACCTGCGCCAAAGGGTAAGTATGGCGAGTATGTTCCTCATCACTTGTACACTAAGAGATTAGTAGAAGTCATTGGTGGCAAATACAACTTTACTTTTGAGGAAGTACGAGGCAAAGACAATGCCATTGTCGGTGCTAAAGGCAGACTTGAAATAGAGGGCTTAGGTGTTGTAGAAGAAGTTGGTGATGTAAGTAAGTATCAACTTGAAAACAATACCGAAAGCGAAGTTCTTAAACTTGCAGTTAGCGACAGCATTAAAAGATGTTGCATGAGGTTTGGACTTGGGCTTCATCTATGGGTAGGTGAAAGCACAGAGGAAGAACATTATGCAGAAGCAGAAGCTAAAGAAGTTATAAAACAATTAGATAATTCTTCTAAAGAAGTTGTTAAGGAAACTACTAAGGAGGATTACTTAGCAAGAATTACTAACGAATTAGAACATGCAGAAAAAGATAGTGAACTTAGAAATAAGTACAAGCTAGAGGCATGGAACTTGTTTAAACAAACACATGAAACAAACATGGGTAAGTGGTCAAGTTTTGAGTTAGATAAATTCTTAGACTTGTTTTATCAAGTACAAGCGCAAGACAAACAAGAAGTTGTAGCGAAACCTAGCGACAAAGAAATTGTAGAAGATGTCTTTGGCGAGGTTAAGGACAACACAAAGGTATGCCCTCAATGTAAAAAAACTGACAACATAGAGGACAATAGAGAGAAAAAAGAAAGTGATGTTAAGTTTCAAAACATACCTGACTTTACATGTTCCAACTATGGACAATCAAATGGTTGTGGTTGGGGTGGCTACATTGGTTCTAAAGGCGAAAGAGAAGTTCCTAGTTCATGGCTTTAGAGCATACAAGTATCAACATAGAAAGACTAAAAGAAAAACTAAAGGTGCGTTATCCTGAATATGATTTTGATAAACCTGCGCCTTTAGATAGAAGATGTAAGTTAGTTGTCGAGGGTATGCAATGCCCAAAGCAAAGTGAAAGACCTTTGGTAATCGACACGCAAAATAATGAAATGTGTGTCTACTTGTTTAAACAGATAGATGAAAAGACACATTACAAAGCAGATGTGAGGTGCAATGCAATTATCACTACTGCTGAAGAAAGGAAATACAATGGAAGAAAACAAGATGAAATCCCATTCTAATAATGACAGTAAACCTAAGATAAGCGATACAGATTATGGCTTTGATGGTTTAGTTCGTATGTTTACTGAACTAGAAATTGATAGCAGTGATTGGTTAGCTAAAAGATTAGACAAAGAAAGAGGTGGTGTGTCTTTTGCATTGCCTAGTGCTTATGGCGAAATCTATCTTAGTTGGGGTGATTTATACAACATAGATGTAACTTTTGTCAATAGTGAGGACAAGTTTAAGGCTACACTTATGTTAGGTGAGTTACACGAGATAATGAAGAAACTTGAAACACAAAGACTTGATGAAGTAAATAGACTTAGAGATTTACTTAAAAAAACTTTTAAAAGCGAAGATAGTAGCGGTACAGAGTTCTAATGTATGGCGTTGTATTAAGTTCGTTGATACTGTGTGCAACGCCAACACATGAAACACTAAATGAAATAAAGGTTTATGCCTCTTGTTTAAACAACAATGAAAAAGTTTTACATGTAATTGAGTGGGAGGAAATGGTTAGTTTTTATTTTAAAGAGGCAGATGTTAGAGAAGCACTATTAATTATTTTTTGTGAAAGCAGTGGCAGAACAAATGCTGTTAATACAAATAGAGATAACACAACTGATGTTGGGTTGTTTCAATTTTGGGATAACACTTGGCTATGGTTAAAAAATAAATTAAATATTGAGGGCAGTCGTAAGACCCCAAGCGTGAATATTAAAACTGCAAGTTGGTTATATTACAACAGTGGTTCTCATCATTGGAATAGTAGTAAGGATTGTTGGTATGAGCAGTAATAAAAAGTTTGATTTAGACCTAGCAAAAGGTTTAGAAATGGAACAAAGATTAAGTAAGTTTTTTACAGGTACTAAGATTGAAGTCAAGAGTGAACGACACCTGTGGGAAAAGACAGGTAATCATTTTGTTGAATACGAATACAAAGGTACAAAGAGTGGCTTATCTGTAACCGAAGCAGAGTATTGGGCTTTGATGTTAGTAAAAGATGATGAACCTGTAATGACTTACATTATCCCTGTGGCTGTATTAAAAGACCTATGTAGAAAGTATGTAGGCACAGACAGAGATGTTGTCGGTGGTGATGACAATAATTCTAAAGGAATATTACTACCTATAGAAGAATTGGCTACAGCTTGTTTAAACAATGACAGGGAATGATGCACCCCTGTCATTAACAAGCAATGTTAATACCCCAGGATGTGACCACAAGCCTGTCCTAGCTGTAAAATCTAAACTCTTATCTAAACTTGGACATTGAAACCATTGTCTATCGCCTTGTTGTTTTGCACGAAAGTGATGATAGTGTGCAGTTACAAGTATGTTTGAGTTGGCACTAGGAAGAAATCCATACATCTGTCCTTTCCACCACTTCTCTATTTTTGCTTCTGCGTTTCCACCTCCACTTGACATGTGTCCATGTGTAAAAGACATCTGCTTTTCTTTGACCACAAGCGTAAGATGATAATCATCAGGAACTATTACCTCAACTTTTTTAAATCTATCAGGATTTGCATCAAAGATTTCTTTCATAATTTCTATGTGCATGGTGTCTGAGTTATCTAACCTGCTTGTTGATACCTGACCTTTTGCACTTCTTGTCATTTCACCATGGTTACCTGGAACACCTGTTAAAACAATTTTGTCTGCATGAGGTAGGAATGTTTCCACAGTTTTAAACATCATTGCTCTAGCTAGGCTGTATTGTTCCATAAGATTTAACGAAACATTGTAGGGTTGGCTGTCGTAAAAAAATTTTGTACAGTTTTCTGTGAGGTCACCCATTCCTACTAAGTATACTTCATCTATTTGGTAACCTATCTTCCTGTAGTTCTTTAACAAAGCAAGTGCATCTTGCAATGCTATGTCATATCTTTTGATTGTATTCTCTACACCGAAGTCATCTTTGCCTAATTGCCAATCAGACATAAAGAAAAAGAATGCTGTATCACCACCAAACAATTTATGCTTAGGTAATGGCGGCTTCTTAACAGCATGTTTAAACAGTGAGTTAAAGTATTTGTCACGATTTGCAGACTTTCTTCTTACACTGCCTTTGAAAGCGTAGAATGTTTCAACTATACCGCCTTTAAGTTGTGCGTTCCATGATGATACCTTTAGTATTCCATCAATCTCGTATAGTTTTGGGTCAAATCCCCAACTACGAAGTATCTCATCTGTTTTGCTTTCGTAGTTTGGGTCTGTTCCTACATGTGTTATTTCACCTACACCTGTCGTGTGGTCAAAGTCTACTGTAGGTTTCCAACCTGCTTTAAAATAATTGTTACTATTTTCTGCAGGTATACCTTTTTTTTTAGTGATAAATACCCTCCTCTGTTGTCAACATCTATTTTACAGTAGATATGTGACAAATAAGGTATTTACTTAGTAATTTGTTTTTTAGCGTATGTTTTAATTACAGCTAAAGCAGCACCACCACCTGCTAATGCAGCTAACTGTAGTGTTTCAGCTTCTACACCAACTAATGGTGCAACTGTTAATGCGCCAATGAACGCCTCGATAAATGTCCAAGCGGTACGCTCTAACATATCTTTAAGGTCATCACTCATTTTGTACTCCCATGCTTCATTCCAAGGTGTCCACCACAAGTCTTTCTTAAACTTCCCCTCTTTATTTCTTGCTCTTTTAAATTTATCTAACATTATCTTACTATTCTACCTCTTAACATAGCTTGTGTCTGTATGACACCACCATTAATTTCTTCTAGTTTTTCCATAACTTCTTTTGCTACACCAATATCTTGTGAAGAAGAAACTTCTAATGGTTTTTCAAATAGCTTATTAATAGTTGTGTATTCTATGATAACTTCTGTGCCTATTAATAATTCTTTAGCTATTTTTTTGTATGCCTTTAAATATGCGTTTTTACTTGAACCAATGAAACCATCTTTACCCATATCTAAGTCTTGTTGTGTTTCACCTAGCAACAAACAACCTGATGTATGCTCATCTGTATTGCCTGTGTGGATAAGTATGTCCGAAAAATTTGGCACATTTTGTACATGCAACATGCCATAGTGGTCTCCACCATAACGCACCTTATATTTGTTGTGAAAGCCACCCCATTTTTTAAACTTTATTTTGTATTCACCATCATCAATGCAAGTTTCGTGCATGACTTTGACCTCTTGATATTGGTCCTCTAAAGTAAAACACTCAAATACCCCATCTATAAACAACATTCCATTTGTTGCATCTTTACCAAATTGTGTTCTAACTACAGTTAATTTCACCTGTTCCTCCATTCTTACAATTACAGATATTTATACGAGTTCCTTTATTATTAATGTATGATGTGCAGTATTTATTTACCGCCACAGCATCCACCACCACAACAATCCATTATCTGCTTCTCTCTTTCTTTTCTTTATCTTTTTTTTCTTTTCTAAAACCTATTGTTAATAACCACACAGCAAGTGTTATTACTGTGGCTAAACCTGTAATTTGTTGTGCGCTTCCTGTCAAAGTAAGTGTTGCAATCACTAACCCAACTAATGTCCACGAAAGGTTTAATGTTTCTTTAATTATTTCTATAAACCAATTCCAAATTTTTTTAATCATAATGTTTTCCTAAACATAAAAGATGCCATAGTAGCTATTCTAGTCAAAATAACAGGCACTACAACTTCTTGTGCTTTTTCCTTTTGGTCTTGTGTGAGGTCATCACCAATGTTTGTTAGATTTATTTCTGTTATGTTGTCAAAATCCACTAATACTTCTATTGGATTTTCTAAGAATGCTTCATACTGTACCTCTGTAACAACATCAGCAAGTGTGTAATCCTCTACATCAGCATTATCTACTGCTCTTTCTACATATTCCTCTACTGCTTCAGCAACTACTTCATCTGATTTAATCGCCTCTGCAACGATAGCAACATCTTCAGCTTCAACTTGTAATACCTCAGCAACAACTTCAACTTGTTCCTCTGTAAGCTCTTCAACATTTTCTATAGCCTCCTCTACTACTGCTTGTACTATCTCCTGTACTTCTTCTGTAGCTTTCTCTAAATTTTGTACACCAACATCATTGACTTCTTCAAGAACTTCTACAACTTCCTCTGTGGTGGCTTCTTCAACAACAATGTCCTCAACGATTTCCTCAACTTCAAATACTTCCTCAACGACTTCTTCTTCGGAAAGTTCCTCTGTAGGTTTCTCCTCAACATCTTCCTGTATTGGCTCATCCAAAACTTCCTCGACCACTTCTTCAATTTCCACCACATCAACAATGTCATCTTCTTCTACCTCTATAACAATTATATCCTCAGGTATGTCTAACTCTATGACTTCCTCTACTATTTCTATTTCTTCAAGAGTTTCTTCAAGTTCTATAATTATATCTACAAATTCTTCAAGTTCTTCTTCAGACAAATCCTCCGATACAATTAAAGTATCTTCTAGTTCTAATAGTATCTCAGCTTCTTTTTCTGCATCAAGTTGTTCTTGCAGTAAGCGTTCTTCTTCTGCTTTTATTTCTGCTTCTATAGCAGCTATTTCTTCTTCAGTAAGTGCTTCTTCAGGCTCTTCATCCACCACTTCATCTTCCACCACATCAATAATTTCATTTTCACTATCTACCTCTTCTTCGACAATATCAACAATAACATCAGGTATATCGGTGCAATCACCAGGCTGATAGCCGAACCAATCTCCACTTTCTATCGCTTCCAAATATTGTTTGTATGAAAGAGGGTTGTCAGGGTGTTCGCAACCATTTTCATCCCACGCCAAATATGTTGTAATATTATCTTCAACGACATCTTCTGCTTTCGGTAAGGTTGTGCTAGTTGTTGTCGTACT